AAAAGTCGTTTCGCTCCCCAATATGAATATACAGAGTACGATGGAACCGTACAGAAAGGCATGTGGATTAGCATGCTCGACGAGGACTCGATTTATAAAAGTCTGCACTCTAACCTGAAGTCTAAGACGGAATCACTTGAAGGAGTTGCCATCGATTGTCTCGAAGGCGCAGCCAGATCGTGGTTCTTTTATGGACCTGAAGTGTTTGCGGAAAAACATGAATTGTTAAAAGCAGTAGTAGCCAAGAAAGGTTGGGAACGCTTTGTTTCTGACACTTTTTGGAACAATTTTGCTGCTCGTGAAGAATCTTGGATGCAGAAGTATTCTGTAACTAAGGTGTAATTATTCACACTGACTTGGGACGTCACTAAAAGCATCCCCGTGTACAGATATTACACAGGACCAGCTGGAATTTTCAGCTTGTGTTATTTATACCTGATAAGAAATTATTGTTCAGTTTTTAGGTTTGCTGACATAACAGGACAATGCACATTGCACTAATTGAACCCTGCCTGCTGAAGTTATTATGAGGACTTCATGCTTGTATTATACATAACCGAAACACAAAAATACTTCATTACCCCGAAGGCCGCCGGAGCCCATCGTCCGCCAAAAGAAGAGCTAAATCAAATTGCTCGAAAACGCACCAGGTATTCCAAGTTCTACATGGATACCGCAACCCTAACCAATCTCCAAATTATGAGGCATATCATGTACGATAAGTCTCTGTCTGATAAGCAGAGACTCAAAAAGATTGCTGATAAATTGGCTGTTGTCTGTAACAAAACTTACATCATCGAACGCGCCCACTACGGGTGCAGAGAAGGTGTTGAAGGATTGTTTGATGATGACGGTAATGCTATTGAATTAGGCTATGAAAGTCACAGTGGAGTGGCTGGCATAGACAATGGTGATGTATCAGATCAGGTCAAAACTGATTCTGGTGCTGCCAACACAACTTTTTCCACAGATATTTCTATGAATATGTTTGAAGCAAAGAGCGCTTCTGATCCCTTGAGAAATG